GAGGAATGAGTGAAGTATGGGCGCAGAAGCACCGACCCACTACGTTGTGGGACATCGTAGGCCAAGAAGAGGTCGTTAGGACTATCAACAATCCGGGTCACTACATTTTCTATTCCCCTCAGCCGGGAACTGGCAAGACGACTACCGCTCTTGCTTTGGCTAAGGATATGGATTGGCCCATACACATCTTCAACGCCTCCACCAAGAATGAGCGTGGTATCGCGTTTATCGAGGAACAGGTTATTCCTATGACCCGCACAGGTAACTACAATCAGTGGTTCCTTCTTGACGAAGCAGACCAACTGACTGATGCCGCTCAATCCGCTCTCAAGGGAGTGATTGAGAACGCTCAGGGTTACTTCATCCTTACCTGCAACAATCTCAGCAAGGTAAGTCCGTGGCTTCAATCACGATGTAGCGTCAAGCACTTCAAGCCAATATCAGAGGATAACATCATCAAGATACTGAGTAGGGTAGCGGCTATCGAGAACTTGAAATCGGGTGTGCCTAACGCAATCAACTGTATAGCGAAGGCTCACACTGGCGATGCTCGTAACGCTATTAACGCACTCCAAGCGTGGTCTTACCTCAAGGGTGACGACCGAACTAAGTTCCTCGCTAATCTTGGAACACCACAGGTGGACTATGACAAGTTCTTGCGCTTGGCAGTAAGGGAGCGTTCCTTCGATGCTGCTCTTAAGATTCTCAAGGGACACCCACTCAAGGAAACCTTCCGTGGCCTTCTATCATACCTAATGGAATCAGGGGCCAAGCAGGAATCCAAGATGCGAATCATCCTTGCGCTCATCGAATCCGAGCGTGACCTCATCGCGGGTATATCCCCCGAACTTATCCTTGCTAACTTCGTAAGAGGCTGCATTCCTACGGGGGTTTATCCGTCGGCGTGAAGTTTATATGCGTAGAAGGCAAGGGGAAAATACAGGAAGTGAAAGACATGACCAGCGACATGATGAAGAAAGTGGCAGCAAATGTGGGTGTATCTGAGGATGCGCTCAAGGCGAGAGCAGATGCGGTCCTTGCAGAGCAAGGGGCAGCGTGGCGCAACGCCGGTAAGAATGATAATGAGTGCGAGGTATTCGCTCTCCGTGTGGCAGCACGACAGATGGCAAGCGAGGCAGCGCGACTCAAGCGCAGCGGCGCAGAAACCGTAGAAGGTATGTTCATCAGTGTCCCGCGCTACAAGGATTGGGGCCAACTACTCTACCGCAAGATGGAGAATACTCTCAAGGCGGCAGACGATGATGCTCGTCAGGCACTTGTGACTCAGGGTCGCGTGGTCCTCCTGACTGACAATTACGACGGCACTTACACTCGTGCTATCAACCCATCTCTACGCAGCAAGCAACCCTTTGAGGCTGACTATGACGAAGACGAGGTTAGGGAACTACCGAAGAACTGCAAGCAGTTGGATGACTCCACACACTTCTATGTGGTGTGGGATTCAAAGTCACCGACCTTCCCGTCCGGCGATTCTAACTTCAAGTATGGTGCTGCTCGTCCTACTAAGGAATTGGAGCGAACCATGCAGTTCCTTACAGCAGATGGCGCAATCACAATCAAGGCCAGTGGGCCTGTGGCTGAGGATGCACCTCCTACCTTCGTTCCCGGCACTTACGCAGTCCGCATGGGCCGCAACGGTGTGGGCTACGCCAAGCAGGGCGTATCTGTCTTCACGGCAGATGACGCTATCGCTTCTAAGTTCTCCGCTCCACCCTTCGATGTCGAAACAGGTGGACTGATGGGACAGATGCTCGGTGACGACATGCTACCTAACCTTGATGCTCTCGGACCATTCTACGATGCTAACAACGGCACAGATGGTTGGTATGACCGACTCATCGGTGTTCTCACTGAGGTCATCAGTATCGAGCCACGCGACAACGGCGGCTACAACCTCGTCGTCGCTGACTTGGACATCACCTCTATGGCTCCGGTCGTGGACATCTTCGTTCCGCCTTCTCAGGAGTCATTGATTGACTTCGCAGTCGGCACTAAGGTTCTCGTGATTGGTCAGCCGTGGAAGACCCGCGAAGATGAATATCGCCTCTCTATCAACGGTTGGTGGGCATTCGACGCAATTGCTCCTATGGCAGACCTACCAGCAGACGCACAGGATGACGGGTGGGACGCATGAGTTGGGGCAACGCTACAAAGACAGCCCCGGCTGCTACTCCTAACCCTGCCATGAAGACGGCTTACGATGTCGACTACTACAAGGCTCTGTTCAACAACAACCAAGCGAAGTATCGCCCTGTCCGCATGGCCCTCGTTGGTCGTGAGAACACGGCTAAGACCGGGCTGGCTCTTGACCTCTGCCGAGCAGAAATCGAGGCTGGCAAGAAGGTCGTAATCTTGGATGTGGACAATTCCGCAAAGCAGACAGTGGACTATCTGTTCCCCGGCAAGGAGAACGTCGTTGTCCTACCTCTATTCGATGAGATGGACGAATCTATCTTCAATGAGGATAACTCCGCAAACCACACGGCTCTCATTGACAAAGTATCATGGTTCACCAACATCATCGCTGACCAGATAAAGGATGGCGAGGAATATGCCGCAGTCATCTTCGACGGCGGCTCAACATTCCTCAAGTGGTGCGAACAGGCTATGACTCAATCTCTCCTACGCCGAGGTGTAATCAAGGAAGAAGGCGACTCCTTCAATCAGAAGGAATGGCGCGAGCGTAACCGTCTATTCCAAAATACTATCCAGCGCATCCACGGATTGGATGTGCCAAAGGTATTCTTTACATTCCACTTGAAGGCCATTCAGGAGTATGTGGACAACGGCTCTGGTGGCAAGGTTCTGATGACCGTGGGCGAACGCCCTGAGTGGGACAAAGGAACAATGCGTTGCTTCTCACAGCAAATCTTCCTCACACGCTACATGAAGCGTCCTGACCCCGCCGCTGGTGTCAAGGGTGACAAGACACTCGCTGATGGCGAGTGGGCAGTCAGGGCTAACATCGAAGAGATGAAGGGCCAGCACATGGAGCATCTTGGCGAGACACATACTATTCTATCCGTGAAGGATAAGAAGGTTAAGTGGAATGGTCTACCGTTCTTAGTTTGGGAGTGATTTTCATGGAGTTCGACAACGCGGCCCTCACCCGACTCCTAACGCTAACCAAGCGTCAGCACATCATCGCTGGCAAGAAGCAGAATCAAGTGGAAGGCACTATGCTCCACACTAACTTAGGGAGATGCTATACCACGAATCTCGTTCGTGATGGTGTCTCTTCTCTAAGTCGTTTCTCTATGGCTTGCGATGGCGAGAAGACCATCCCAGTTCCAAACATTGATACCTTGCTCGGTGTTTTGCCGTATCACTCGGCCACGGTCAAGTTGAATTGGGATGATAACAGGCTCAAGGTCAAGTCCTCAAGCAAGCAGACGACAATCACAGCCAGTAGCAACGCACCAGCATTTGCTAACTCACAGGATTCTCTCGCCATCTGGTCGAGCAAGAGTGACGATAGGTCTGCACAAATTGACCCATCAACAGGGACATACAAAATGCAGAGTGGTGAGACACGCAAGCCTATTCTATCTGTCACTCTGACTGGCAATGAATTGTATGAGGCACTACGTTGCGATGCAATCAACGGTCAGAAGTTGAATCGCTATACTTTCTGTGTAGATAACGACGGATTGAGCGTCGAAGTAGGTGATGAGTTGAAGGGTAAGACCTCAACAAACCTAAGTAGTAGTCACCGAAGAACGAGTGGCTTCAATGTTACCTTTGAGGGTGGTCTTGATACTGTCCTAAAACACTACCCCGGTGATGTGCAATTACACTTCATCGACTTCCGAGAAGAGGGTCAAGGAATCCGTCTTCTAATCCATCTCGCAGACGGAGATTTCGTCTTCCAAGCGGGACTACTAAGGTGATTAAAGTGAAAGCAGAAATAACTCTAACAGATGATGAAGGCAACACAAACATGATTACACTATACCCGGAGGACGGTCCTTACTCGGTCGTTCTTGATGGTTATGTGTTCTCAGCCCATGTGGTGCATTTGAAGAAAGAATACAGGAATAAGGATTGGCTATACAACGCCTACTCCGTTGAAGGACGGAGCATGGCTGATATTGGAGCCGAGCAAGGTGTGACCCCGATGGCAATACGCGATTGGTTGGTCAAGCACGAGATTCCTACCCGCCCACGAGGACGGCGTAAGGAAGATTGATTACACTCACGGGGTTTGCCCGGATAAAAACAGCGAAGAGGGTCATGTCCCGGCAACGGGGCGGGCGGGGGAGGCCCTTCCTCCTACCTTCCTGCTGTTCCCCAATGAGTGTCTTTAGGAGGAATTGATATGAAAGATAGGTGTGATTGGTGTTTTAACGTAGCGTGTGTTCACCCGCTGATGCGTATTTGCCACCCCTGTTACACCGACTACCTTAAGTCCCAACCCAAATCTGATAAGTGGTGGTTGCGATGATAGTTGAGCAGGGAAGAGGCCGTGAGGTCATCATACGATACCGTGACGAAGATGGCAACCGCAAGGTAATCATGGATAAAGACCATTGGCCTTATGCGTTTGTAGAGGACGAGTCGGCAGCATGGATTCAGGCTGTTCGTAAGGAGGATGGTTACAAAGGTCTATATGGCGAACCTCTGACTAAGATGGTAGTCGCTAATCCTGAGCAACTGAGGAACCTACGAGAAATTGGACCCACATGGGAAGCAAACATCCCTTTCGTCAATCGAGTTCTCGCAGACAGGACTAACGAGGGTATGGACCCCATCCCTAACTACAATCACCGAGTATGGTATCTTGATTGTGAGTGGTCGCCAGATAGCGGCGACATGAGAATCATGGTTGTTTATGACTCATACACCGAGAAGGAGTATGTTTGGTTCATTCACCCTGACCACGCCCCCGGAAGATACGATAAGGTAGGAGATTACGAATATGCAACCAAAGCCATGTGCTTCAACGATGAGAAGTCCATGCTTGAACATTTCGTCAACCATATGAAGAGATGTGACCCCGACATTATCACGGGCTGGTTCGTGGTAGGGGCGGACATGAAGAGGATTGCAGAGCGATGTCGCTTCCACAACATCAACCCCGGCAATATGTCTCCACTACGTCGCTTCCGATGGAAGTTCGGTGATTGGGACCAACCCATCGCTGGAAGGAACTGTATTGACTTGATGCTAGGATTCTCAAAGTTATGGGAGATGAAGAATGGTAAGTTGCCATCCTACAAGTTGGATGATGTGGCCGAGGAATGCCTCAAGGACCGCAAGATTGCGTTACCTGACGGCCACGATACCTATTGGTCCGACCTTCCCCTCTACCTACACTATGCGCGACAGGATGTGCGTCTTTTGCCACGCCTCAACGGTCTGGTAAATGCTATCGAGTATTACTGTGCTATCCAACACATCGTTCAGTGTGACATACGCTCCACTCCTTTTGTAACTAAGGTGTTCACATCCCTCGCTCTACGAGATAAGGAGTTCCACGAGAGAATACCTACCAAGCCTCAGTTCGACTTTAGACCATACTCTGGTGCAGAAGTTATGGAAGTTGAGCCGGGGATTTATAACAATATGGGAATCCTTGATATTAGAGCAATGTATCACTCCAACGCCGAGTTGCACAACATTAGTTGGGACACTCTGGATGACGACGGAGATGATTGTGGTAATGGAATCCGATTCCGTAAGGGGGAACCCGGCCTTCTTGTTAGACAGATGGAGAACATGACTCATCTACGAAACCACTTCAAGTTGCTGATGAAGGATGACCCGGATAACCACGATAAGTGGGACACGATGCAGTTCGCATGTAAGAGCCTAGTTGCTTCAATGTATGGTGCTGCTGGCGATTCAAAGTATGGTCTGTATCACCCTGATGTGGCCGCAGCAATTACCTACACATCTCGTCAAACGCTTGGTCGTCTTCGTGACCTTGCCAACGAGGAAGGGCTTACGGTGCGCTACGGGCATACAGACAGCGTATTCTGCGAGGTTCCAAGTCCAGAGGTAGGTGCGGAAGCACTGGCCCGTATAAACGATAAGATGTTCCCTATCGTGACCGAGTTTGAGAAGTGGTGCAGTAGTATGGTTCTCATGGCTAAGAACCGATACGCTGGTTTGACCACATGGACTGATGGCGAATACCACGAACCATCGTTGTATATCAAGGGTATTGAGTTGAAGCAATCTCGTATGCCTCCTGTGATGAAGGACGCCATGAAGCAAACACTCGATGCTATGTTGTCAGGTAGGCCAGAAGTAGCAATTACTAATAATCTCACATCTCTTATTGACGAGATTGTGTCTGGTGAATGCCCCATCCGAGATGTTTGCATGAAGGGTAAATTAGAAAAGCCACTCGGACAATACAAGGTTCTTTCAGAAGGGAGGGCTGGTGCGGCTTGGGCCAACGAGCATCTTGGTAAGGGCTACGGTGCTGGCTCATTCTTCCTCGTGACATTGGACTCTCGCGGCAAATACATCGCTTTTGATGACCCGTCTGAAATCGAGGGTATTGCTAAGATTGGCTACCGAACCCTCGCTGAGAAGTTCGTAGTCAATAAGGTCATTCCGTATTACGAAGTTATGGGTTGGGATTACCAGCCCCTACACAACGCTCTGAACGGCCTAAGCGACACGGGATGGCTATGAGCAAGTTTATATGCGTAAAAGGGAAGTGAATAATATGGCAAGAGGAAGAAAGATGACCATGCGTGAGGTCGAGGACCAACTAAAGGACACCCGACTTTACATCGGACAGTTCTCACAGGCTGTCTCTATGGACATACACCGATTGAACATAATCCTCTTCTCCTACCTCAAGGAAGTGGGTGCTGCGGAAGAAGTAACCTGCTCGTCCTGCAAGCAAGAGATTCTAATCCCACTTATTGAGGGGCTGGACAGGGAGACACACTGTCCCTCCTGCAACGCTCCTTTGGATGACGGTCAGAAAAGCCTTGACGATTACACGGAGGAAGAGTGAATGAACGAATACGATGAAATAGTCCACGGTTTAATCCGATATATCAGCGGCCTTCGTCGGGGTAGGTCTAACGATGATTACATCTCGCGGGAAGTTGTAGCAGCATCCCTTGAACATATCTTGGGGGCAAAGGTTGAATGACCGATGCCACCCCTGAACAGGTGGCTAATTCGTCCTACTCACCGGGCGAGAAGCCCATACTGCGTATATCCAAGTCGTCCTTCATGGGCTACAACAAGTGTCCTCGCCAGTTCTGGTGGAGATACGTTAGTGGTGTGCCTTCTCCCCCGGTCGGAGAAGCAGCCATCAGAGGAACTGCTATCCACACTGTTATGGAAGTAGCACTGGTTGACGGCCCCGATGCCATCCCTGCTACCGCTGAGGAAGAGGGTGTTGGTGACGACCCCGGCGTTGATGAAATGGCCGGTCTTATTCACAGCATCGCTGCCACTCTTGGCGGTCTTGATGTGGTAGAGGTCGAAGAAAAGAGGTATCTCTATGAGGATTTCCAAAGCGAGAATCTTGGTGTTATACCTGTGATTTGGAGCGGTATGATTGACGGTGTTCTACGTCATCCTGACGGCGGACTCATCGTCGTTGAGTTGAAGACAGGTAACATGAATCCTGCTAAATTAAGTAGGACTCGCAAGGAATTGGTATTCTATCACAGGATGCTTACAAGAGCAGGAATGGGAGAGGTAACACACTTCCTATACATCGCTCCTGATTGCACAGACGACCGTATGTTGGACGAAGTTGGTAAGCGCGGTAAGACCGTGTGGCTCGGAGAAAACTGCGGAATCGCTGTTTTGGAGCCGGTTCCAAAGCGGTCACTTAATGTATTCCCACAATCCTTAAACAACACCGTGGAGAACATAGTTTCCCGTCAGTGGCCGATGAAGTGGAACGACTACTTCTGCGCCGAATGGTGTGATTTCTCCATGAGTTGCGAAGGTATTTTGGCTGGCATAACAGAGGATGTGGTATAATGAGCAAAGAAGTAACGGTATGTGCAAAAGATGACGGTAGCGGCAACTGTGAGTGGGTTGACCACATGACTCTATGGTCCGTTACCAGCGAAGAAGGGGGAGAGAGGAAGCCTATTGAGGTAGCAACCTGCTCTTGTGGAAATGAGCAGGTGGTTGGCTGAATGCTGCTTTCGTTCCCTCGTGAGATAGGGCTACGGCGTAGCCTATGTCCTTCCCTTGACCGATATACTTCGTATGTAGATAAGGTCAACGGTAAGGCAAATTGCTATACCTCTCTCTTCTCATTCCGTGAGCGCGATTCTCAGCGTTCTTGGAAGCCTGATTACAACTCGGTAGTTATTGACCGAGCATGGTGGGACTTTGACAAGGGTGAGCGTGGCGGCATCGAAGATGTGAAGCGTGACGTAGCAACGCTAATCAATCGCTTAGAAGGTGATGTGAGGCTCGTCGCTACTGGTCGTGGCTTCCATGTCCACCAACTGTTCAAAGACCCCGTAATCGGCGGCACTTGGGACCGTAAGTTAGGTCGCTACGAGCGCAGCATGGCAGAAGACCTTGTGACTCTTGACGGCGTAGGATTCGCCAAGAAGATGACTCGGATTCCAGACACTTACAACATCAGTCGAGGCAGGTGGGCTGTCAACATAGACGCTCGTGACTTCGCTGCTGACCCACATGGCTACAACATTCCGCTGCGCCCATCAAGCGAGTTCGCACATCTTGACCCGTTCCGTGGGCAAAGTATGGATGCAACCTTCTCTATCACACGTTGGGCTGCCGAGAACCCTGAGAAGGAAGTATGGCATCCACAGGGCGAGTTCTCAGGTGAGATAGGCTCTCATGGGACTGTCCCTATTCCTCCTTGCCTTGAACGCGCTATCAACGTAGAAAACCCCACACATGAAATCCGTGTGGCTCTCGTCCTACACATGGCTGAGAACCTACGATGGTTCGCCCCCGCATCTGGCGTATCTTCCGAGAAGAAGAAGGAAATGGAAGTTGAGATTGTGGATTACCTATCCACTCTTGAGTGGCGCGACTTCAATCCAACGGTGAGCAGAGGACACGTAAGAACTCTGCTTGAATACGACCGCTCACCATCATACCAGTGGTATCATGCACGAGGTCTGTGCAACACACCATGCTGGCTACACGACAGGGAGAAGAGAACATGACCTGCAAGTGCGTAGCGTGTTGGGGTCCGTTTGAGTCCCTGTTCGCAACTAAGTATTGTGATGACTGCAAACGATATATGGTTTCATAAGTGAATTACGCATATGAAACGACATGATTCTAATTGATGACCGCGAAAATGAAAAGGTTATCAACAAAATGCTGATGAGGGCTGGCGACTCACAGCAAAGCAACGAGGGCATCGCTAAGGTCGCTCGTCTTGATTCTGCTGATTACATTATCGGTGAGATTGGTATAGAGGCAAAGGAGATAAACGACCTTTACCGTTCCATACTTGGTATCGGGCGTAACCGGACCATCGTGGCTCAGTTGCGCGACCTACAAGAAGCATTTGAGAACCCTATGCTGGTCGTCTATGGGACTAAACTAAAGCCGTGGGTTCCGGGCGGTAGACCATCCTCACAGGCGATAGCGAGAGAGATGGCGAGAATGCGCTCAGTTATCAAGGCATTCAAGGTATCGTTCTACTCACGATTTCCTAAGATTCAATACATGGAGTTCTTGACAATGGATGACTTCGTAGAGTTTATCATTACAACGCACACAAACCTCACGATTACAGACAGGTTAGGTAAAGCACCTCAAGAGGTAAAGGTGGCTCAGACGGCTGACCTTGACCCACGCATTCGTGCGCTCTCATCTATCCGTGGCGTTACACCACACATGGCAGAGCAAGTCCTTGACAGATTCGGTAGCATACCAAAGGTTCTGCATCCTAAGACGGCACAGAAGCACCTGATGGAGATACCCGGCATAGGAAGAGAGAAGGCTCGTCGCATCCTATCCCTACGCGACCCACTCACGAGAATGACTTGAACTGTTGATTCAAGCCGGGAGTGTTGAACGCCGCTTGGTCAAACAATACATTTAGTGAATGTATTTTTACGGAGTGATAATCCGCTGTGTCGTTGCTTATATCAGGTGTTCTGCTGATTGTTACGTGTATGGTATTACCGAATGTCGAGCCTCCATTTATGATGGTGTTAGGTAACAACTCCACCAACTTCTTAGAAGAACCTACACTAACTATTATGTCATTTTGTGCAGTTGCGCCAGTTTCTAAACATTCAACATATACTGATAGTGCTGCTCTTTCGCTACTCGTGCTTGTAGGTGAGCAAGATACGACACCAGATACGTTTATCTTATCAGACACTACGCTAACAGGAACAGAGGCAGAGGCAGTAAGCCCACTTGACGAATCTCCTGTGTTATCTGAATTACCTACACCGGGAAGAGTTATATCAGAATCGGTCTTGGTCGCACCGCCAAACGCAGGAGCGATATTATCTAATCCCGACCCAGAAGGGGGGGTCATCATAGAAGGAAGAGGCGAAGGTCTTTTCTGCCCAAGAATAGAGAATGAACCCTGACCGCTAAATGCGTCGTTGTCCAAAGCCATCCTACCCTTTATGTTGCCGTAAATACCACTTGTCAGTTGATTAGCACCAGAAGATGGTGAGTGTGAGCCGCCGGGAGAGTTGGTAGGGGGTGTTACTCCACCAGTCGGGAATCCCGGTGTAGGTCCATTTCCGGGTAACGGGTCAAGTCCGGGGAAAGAGCCACCATAACCACCTGCCCCATCTCCGGGTCCGTTGGTGTCGGGGTAGGGTGTAGGTTGTGGTGAATCTGTTCCTGAGCCACCATCGTCACTTGACGAGCCTGTTCTTGGGTTGATACCCATAGTTGCGATGTAAGGAAATACACCGCTTGGAGGCAAGTTCATATCTCTTTCCATGTGTAGCGTAACTTTTTCAATATCTCTTCCTTTTGTCTCCCAACCTATTCTTTGTATAACCATTGTTTCGCTGGCTAACTGTAACGCCTTATCGGTATATGTTGCGAAGGTTCCCGGCACAAACTTAACGTCATTTACTACGTGTAGTCGTGGCGCATACCACTCGCTGCGTCCGTAGGCAAAGTCACCAAACTCAGAATATTTACGGCCACCGAGAGGGAAGAGGCTGTTGTCATTACCTGCTGTGTATGCGAGAGCAGATATACCTGTAAGCACATGCGCGTTGTCAAGAATATATCCTGATGAACCGTGTGCGGTTTGTGTGGGGTTGCCGCACCGATGACGCAGCAAAGCACGACAATACTCAGCGTTGAAAGATACTACAATCTTAGCACCTGCTGTGTTAAGCGCAGACGAATATGTCTGTGGGACTGTCAATTGATAGAAACCACTGTTCTTAACGGTCACTGATGTAGTCGAGTTAGCCTCTGAGCCAGCCAGTGATGGCGCAAGAGCAGCAGCAGGGGAGCCACCTCCACCGTTGGCTGTTGTTGAGTTACTAAACGAGTAGTCAACCATCAAAAGATGAAACTCTGCTTCATCAATACTTGTAACTTCTTGCTCCTTAAGAACTACGAAACACCTTAGTTCGTTGTTAGTAGTGCCACTTACATAAGGCATATCTTGTGGTATGTGGACAACCTGCATAGCGTATGACAAACTGTTCGCACCGTAGGAATAGTAGTGGTCATCATAATCCGTTCTCGCCGGAGTTCCTGACGTTCCTATGGCCGTATAGGGAGCGGCTTGACCGTAACGAATATCTCCGCTGGTTGTTTTTAGATTACCATCCATAGAGTTGACCATTCCGGGGAACGGAGAGAACCCTGCGCCTACAACAAACGTATCTGTGTTAGCCCCACCGTGGTCGAGTATTCTCTGAGTGTCTGCTATGTAACCAAAGCGACCACCACTCAACATCTTATTTGTTTCTGTGCTTGACCTGATGGGTTCAGCGGTTACAGAAAGCCTCGTCTTCTGAGCCTTTCTGTATTCGTGTTTCGCCAACGCCTCAGCCTCACGATGATTCGCTATTCCCGGCATCTCTATAATCTTCCAACGAGTAGTGTCAGAAAGAGATGGTCTTGGGAAATCGCAGAATGATTGCCCGTTTTTGTAATATACCCTTACGTGAGTAATCATACCGCCCATGTCTGTCTTCATATCACTAACCATAAGATTACTTCTATCGAAAGCATATCCTGAATTGTATCTTGGTCTAAACTCGACCCTACCATCCCTACCTATGAGATAAGCAAAGTTGAGTTGGTTTTCCTGTGTCCTACCAAGACCGCTTGTTCCCTGCATACCTCGGATTGTAGCCATAAATGTCTTAGTTCGGGCATCAAACACAGAGCCGAAATCATCCTGCGTTGCAGATGCAGTAGTGCCTTCAACGGCCATTATAGTTGTGTTTGGCACGTTAGAAATATCATGGATGCAAGATAATCGGGTGCTTGGTAGCCATGTCTTCATCAATGCGGCATTCCAAAGCATCCTCATCTTGTCACTTTCATAGAATGTCCCGTTGTTAGGGCTTTCGACAAACCCACGAATCCGCATCAAGAGCCTAAGTGAGTAAGGTGAGCCGAGGCTATTTACTACACCTATACTCTCAAAGTCATTAGTCCCTGTTCCTTTAGTCATAGTAAATCTAATGTTTGGCACGTTAGTAGTGTATGAAACAGTTTGGAAGCCAGTTATGCCGGATGTAGTAGCCGTTACTGTATTTTGGATAAACTCTTTTTGAACTTCGTCTTCTATTTCTGAATAAGTAGCAGTTGAAAGGTTAGCGAAATTGGATAACGATGTGCCATAAACACTTAATAATTGCATGGGAATTACATAATTATTACCGTTGGTTATTGAAGTCCAACCACTGATATTAGGATAATCATTTAGGTCTTGATTAGGTAGGCTGGCACTCACGTAATTAAAACGACATACGCCTATCTGTGTGCTACTTGGTATTGTGATAACGATGCTTGTCTCACCAGTCGTTGTGTTTTTTATAAGAGGATAATAACCATTTACAATCATTTCGTTTAGTGGGGAAAAATCGGCAGAAGAATCTGTCAAAAGATAAATAGTTGACCCTGAAAGTGAGTTTGCGGTTACAGAGCCGGTGTGAGCATTTTCGACTCTTTGTTGCCAGAGAATGTAGTTGGTTGTGACCTTATCACCCTTCTGACCTAAGACCCTACCCACGCCGTTTGTTTTGAATAAACCACCATCTTCAAGTTCAATGTGTCTGTCGCCAGCGTTGATTGTGTCGTCACCAAGAGATACATTCACAACGAGTTTATCTTCGTTTTTGTGTTTTCCAAAAGGTGGGTTCACGTTAGTAAAATTAGGCGTTGCTTGCTTCCAATAATTATCTATCAAAGCGGGGAATCCTTCTCTTGTGGCGACAT